CAGTTACCGCGCACGTTCCTGGTTGCGCCTGCAACCGCCCAGCACCGCTTCGGGTCGTAGTAGCACGCGCCGTTGGCAGTCAGCAGCGGCACGTTGATATAGCAAAGGAACGGCAGCATACGGGGAATGTCGAACTGGTTGCCTTTTTGGTGCCACTGTATGCGGCCCACGCTGGCATACTCTTCCTGCCATAGTGGGCTTGGGTCTTGCCGGAGCAAGATGTCGCTTTCCATGAGGATGAAGCCGTCGGGCAACAGCTCCCACAACTTCTGCACGCTGGCGATGTGCTTCAGTGAACCGTAGTTGCTCAGCTTGGCTATGTCCCAGCACTTTTCGGGGTGCGAGGCAAGCAATTCGTCGAAGTCGATTAGCTGTCCTTTGGTGTTATCAATGCGCTTCACGCCCGCCATGCGCTTTTTGAACGGCAGTTCGTCGCTGTTGTCAAACACCACGACGGGCCACTGGCACCCGGTCTTTCGGAGGCTCATAATGCACGCCTCAGTGAGTTCGGGCGTGTTGTAATGCACGATGGCGATGGCCTGTCTTCTCTTCATAGCCCAAAATATTTACGGATATTGAATTTGCCGTCCTCGTCACGGAGGTCGTCCAATGCGAGTTGGTAGATGGCGGCCAGCGATTCCTCGCTGGTGGCTGGATGGCCGGGCGAGCCGATGATGCGCTTCAGCGTGTCAAAACTGTCCGACTGTATCCTGCACATGTCTGTTAGCAATGCCCAGCGGTTAAAGTATGGCGGCTCGTCGGTGGGTAGGCCTGCATTCCGCAGCATTTCTTCCAGCTTGTCTAAGTCCCATCTGGGTTTTGGTGACATTCCATCCACAATGGATCGCGCCTCCTGTTCGCTCAGATAGTTGCGACATTGCTTCTCTGTGTCCTCGCCGTCGAGAATGGCGATGGCTTGGGCTGCAAGGCCCGGCTCATAGATTGACATCCATCGCATGACGCGCTTGGTCATGTCACCGAGACGCCGCATGTCGGCGCGGTCGATGGTGTTACGGATAATGCCGTCGTAGCGGCTAAGAAATTGCTGATAAAGTTCTTCTGCTGTCATAGTCATTCTACTTTCAGGTCTATTGCTTTGGGCATCCACGTCTCAGCGTCGTGTGTGTTGATGCCTCGCTTGATGAGTTCAAACTGATATTTTCCCAACTTGTTCCACAGCACCTTCTTGCTGCCAATCTCCCTCCCGTCGTGGTCGAGGGCGGTGAAGACTACGTTGTACTTGTCTAAGTACACCTTGGCGAGTCCGTTGTCAACATACCGCTTCTGCACGCGCAGCACGGCACATTTGCCGTCGTAGAAGTCTTTCAGGAAGGTGATGAGCATACAGCCCAGCGTACAGTCGTCAATGTCCTGTTGCTTCGGTTCGTCACTTGGAAGATTAAAATCCCCACTGCCACAGTCCTCGGCAAGTAATTGCTTCACTTTACCGAGTTCATCTTCCATATTGGCAATGATGGCAATAATAGCTTCTTTGTTCATTTTTATTGTTCCTTACCTAATTGTTCGTTGGTTTCCTGTGCGATGATCTGCACGATGTTCTCCCGGCGGTCATCCTGAAGCTGTAGTATCTGGTAGGTCTTGCCCTCGGCGGTCAGGCGGCAGTCTTTGTCGAGGTTGCGGGAGCGGCTGTCACTCCACCTCATGCGAATCATCACCACGTCGTAGCTTTCCAATGCGCCCTCCATCATAGCCCGCTGCCCCTTGTTCCACTTCACGCTGCCCCACACACAGCCGTTGTACACGTACTTCACGCCACCCGTGCCTCTCACGCCCGTCTGGCCGTCGGCCTGGCGGTCAACCGACCAAATGCCGACCTTCTTATCCAACATTCCGCTGCTGTAGCCCATCTATGCACCCTCCTCTCCGTTGGCCGCTGTGCCCTGCGGTTTTCCCGCAGGGTCGCTCACGGTGTAGTTACCCGGCTTCAGCTCCGTTGCGCCCTCGCTCTTGGCGATGAGAGCCTTCAGCGTCATCAGGTTGGCACTGGCCAGCGGCTCGTCGCCGTTCTCCACGGCAGGCTGGTCGTACTGCTGGCGAATCTCGTTGATGGTCATGGCTCCCGTCTCCAACCGGCTCTTGTCGAGGTTGGCCTGCTGCATCGGGTCAAGACGGCGCAGGGCCTTCTCGCAGATGTGGATGCGTCGCTTGCCGAAGTCGCCCACGCTGAGGAGCTTGCTGTTCATTTCGTCTTCATGCTCACGGATGCGGGGCTGGATAGTGCGCAGCATGAATTCCTGCGTAGCCAATTCCGGCATCTTGTATGAGCCACCGTCGCCCTCCATCATCATCACCAGGGGAATGCCCAGCAGACGCGCAAGGCTCTTCACCTCAAAGCCACGACTCTCCAAGAGCTGCAGCTGTTGGGAGGTCTGACTGAGCATCTGAGCACCGGCTACGTTGTCGAGCAGCAGCACGTCGTTGCTGGCCCAGTCCTCGCGGAACCGCCGCGTGATTTCTTTCAGCTGATTCGCGTTGGCACGGCCACGGGTGCCGACGGGTGCCGCCTCCTTCTCTTGAAGCAATACCTTGTAGCGGCCACCCTTGGCCATGTCCTGAAGGGTCTGCTCGTCGCCAGTGGCCGAAATCTGTAGCGACCGCATGGCGAACTGGAGCGTCGGGATGCCGTAGAGCATGTCGGGCGTGAGGAACGTGTTGCGGAAGTGCAGCACATCCTCCATCGGCACCGTCTTCACCACCGACACACCCGGCTTTGGCGTGTATTGGATGGTGTAGGTCTCAGTCCCTGTGTTGATGACTCCTGCCTGACAGAGCCACAGAGCACGGGGCCAGTCTCCGGGGAAGTCGCGCTCCAGATAGACATAGGCATTGCCGAAGTAGATCTTGCGGAACTCTATCTGCTCCTGCAACTGCGAGGCCGACATGTAGGGGTTTGGGCGTACCTGTAGCAGGTAGTTAAGTTTACCGTTGTCGCCGTAAAGGCTCTCCACGAAGTTGCCGCCCTCCATGTCCTTGCGCTGATATTCGACTTCCATCTGTCCCATCGTCTGCATGATGAGCGAAACGCCACGATGCCACGCGGGCACCATAAGCGACGACATGCCGTGAGGGCTCACCACATTAGCCGCCCAGTTGCCGCCCTTCGGCTGCGTCTGGTTCTCCGGCGCAGCGGGGTCGGTGGTGGTGATTACCCCGCTGGCAGAACCAGCGGGCACACTCTCGCGGCGGCGGAGCGAGAAAATATTACTTCCGAACAATTCCATAGTTCTTTCCTTTTCTTATAGTCTGTTTTATGTGCTGGGGTTTACTCATGCCAGCGGGCCGCTGCCGACGAATGAGGCCGCTGCCTGCGCAAGGTTGCCGATGGTGCCAGTTACCTTCCAACCGGTGATGATAGCCGTGCCGCTCACGGTATCGTTGCCAACGCCGCAACTGATGGTGACGGTCTGCCCCACCATGTTCACATTGCTCCTGATTGAAGTGACAAGTGTGTTACACGTCATCGACCATGACTTGCGCCCTGCGATATTATTCTCCCACTGCCCCTGCGTCGGCGAACTAACGTGAACAGCCGCACAGCGCACGTCAATGTCGCACGACTTCTGCACGGCTATTGATGTGCCGTTCTTCTTCACGATGAGTTGTCTGCCATGTATGATTGCCATAACTTTTCCGCTTTTTATGTTAGATTAAGCCGAGATGCCGAAGCGTGCTGGTAGTCACAATCTCTCCGCGGCCCATGCGCTTCGATGTGTTGTTCATGCCGAGGAATATCTTTTCGCCTTCAACGTAGGGCTGCAACGACGCGCCGCTGCCAAACTCGCGGTCTTGCAAGGCGTTGGCTATCACGCCCGCCTGTGCCTGGTTGAGCACCAGCTCGCCGCTGTTTAGCCTGACATTACCTATGTTGTCACCTGAGAAGTTTGTACCTCCAACGAAGCCTCCATTGCGCCCATCGACGATACCGCCATTAGCGTAACCGGTGGCGGAGTGGATGCTTGCAATAGTGCTAATCATTGTGGCTGTTGCCGCTGCTGCAAAAGCTATCCATCCCCATGGGCCACCGGCAGACCCGTTGCCCGCCAGTCCTATTGCCTGAGCAGC